CACATCTATAAACCTTGCTTGTGGTGCGAGTTTAGGAATCGGCTCATCATTTTATTTATACGGAATATCCAACGCTTAACAAAGGAGAAAGACAATGTCAGACACCCCAACAAAAGTAGTTGTGGATTGCAGTACAGGAATTACTGAAGTAATTCCACTAACAGCAGCAGAGATTGCAGATATGCAAACCGCGCAAGTAGCGGCTGAGGCAGAGCGCGTAGAGCGTGAAGCAAAAGTTGCGGCTGATGCAATAGCCAAATCTGCATTGCTAAAGAAGTTGGGAATCACACAAGAAGAAGCCCGGTTGTTGCTTTCATAAGCATTTAAATAATGGCAACAATAAGAGAACTCACTAGCCCTAATGGTTGGCCGGCTAGTGAGGATCGTAAAGCATTAGGCATTGAAACTTTTGCAGTGCCAGGTACAAAGATTAAGTTTGCGTGTGCCAAAGCCGTTGCGCCAATCTTGGTAAATTTTGCCAAAGATTTCCATGAATTAATTGAGCCAATAGATCAAGGTCAATTAGATGATTGGGGTTTTGCTTTTCGCATGACCAGGGGATCGGATCGGGTTTTAAGTAATCATTCATCCGGTACGGCCATAGACCTAAATGCAATTAAACATCCATTAGGCAAGTCAAATACATTTAATAAGGATCAGCGTAATACAATTAACCTACTCATAACTAAATACGGTTTGGCCTGGGGCGGCAACTATAAAAAGCGCAAGGATGATATGCACTTTGAAATTGCGTTAAACCGTGAACAAGTTAAATTAAAAATAAAGGAGTTAGGTTTAGATGAAGATTAACAAAAAGCAAAAAGAGATTTTCAAGTCATATCTTAGAAGCGTTGCCGCCGCATCTATTACAACTGCATTAGCCTTAATTGCAGATTGGAACGCTGAGTATGCAATTTTAGCCGGTGCTTTAGTTGCACCATTGGCTAGGTACTTTGATCCTAAAGACAAGTCATTTGGCATCAATAGCAAATGACCGCAAACGATTGGATGGCGTTAGTCGTATCTATTGTCACAATAATTGGCTCATTTATTGCTTCAGTGCGTTGGCTGGTAAAGCATTATTTAAGTGAGTTAAAGCCTGATGGCAATGGTGGCCATAATCTTGAAGGGCGCGTTGCACGCATAGAAGAAAAGATAGACACGCTTTACCAAATCCTTATATCTAAGAAGTAAGTCAGCCCTATCCCCTACCCTATGACCATGAAGATGTGTGTGGTTGTACCTAGTAGGGGTAGGCCTGAAAATGCCGAACGATTGGCACAGGCTTTTAAAGATACAAATACTGAGGCTGATCTATATGTAATTATAGATAATGATGATCCAAAATGGGATGAATATGCAAAAAGTGAAACTTACAAAAAACTACCGGCGGATAATAAAACAGGTGGTTGTGCTAAATCTCTTAATGCCGGTGCAGTTATTCTTTTGGATATTACTAAATATCCTTTATATGATTATTTTGTTTTCATGGGTGATGATCACCTTCCTAGAACGCAAGGTTGGGATAAAGCCTTTATTCAAGCGTTAGGTCAAAACACTGGAATAGTTTATGGTGATGATTTATTGCAAGGTTCTAATTTGCCAACAGCATTTGGCATGAGCCGGGATTTAGTAAATGAATTACAGGGTATGACATTCCCAGGTTGCATACATTTATTCTTTGATAACTTTGTGAAGCAATTAGGCTTAGACCTGGAATATTTGAAATATTTACCTAATGTAATTATTGAACATTTACACCCAGTGGCAGGCAAGGCTGAAATGGATGAAGGTTATGCCAGGGTAAATCAACCTAAATGGTATGAACAGGACTTACTTATATTACAAAAATATTTGGCAAGTGCGGAGTATGCAGAATTAGTTAGAAAATATAGATGAACATACTGATCACCGGATCACACGGTTTTGTAGGCCGTGCCTTTAGGCGTGCATTGCCACACGCTAATCTGACTTTAGTTGATTTAAAGAACGGTGTTGATTGCCGTAAGTTCTTTCAGTTAGATAAAAAACAATACGATCTTGTAATTCACCTTGCCGCCGTAGTTGGTGGCCGTATGATGATTGAGAATGAACCATTGGCATTAGCAGTTGATCTAGCCATTGATGCTGAGTTTGCAACCTGGGCTATGCGAACTGAACAACCTTATGTTGTTTATTTCTCATCATCTGCCGCATACCCAACCGAATTACAAACATTATCTAAGAAGCGTAAATTGAAAGAAAAAGATATTAACTTTAATAAAATGGGCAGGCCGGACATGTCCTACGGTTGGTCAAAACTAACCGGTGAAATGTTAATGAATTACTTGCGCGAAGAAGGCACAAAGGTATTAACCCTTAGACCATTTAGCGGTTATGGCACAGATCAAGATTTAGATTATCCATTTCCATCTATTATTGAACGCGCAATAATGAACGCTAACCCATTTAACATTTGGGGTAAGGCAACAACTACCAGGGACTTCATTCACATTGATGACATAGTAGATGCGGTAATTACTATGGTTAAAAATGATTGCAATCAAACGGTTAATTTATGTACAGGCCGGGGAACAACCTTTTTAGAGTTGGCACAGATAGCATTAAAAACCCTGGGATATGAAAAGAAGGCACAGAATTTTAGGATTCTGACCGATAAGCCGGCAGGCGTGGCCTACCGGGTAGGTGATCCAACAATGATGAGCGATTACTACACGCCAAAAATTAGTTTAGAAGAAGGCGTTGATCGTGCCATTCGCGGATTAGTATGATCTAAAATTGGTGACTATGGCTACTAAAAAACCTAAAAAAGCACCACAGCGTAGGCGGCGTGCGCCACGCAAGGCTGAAGCATTAAACAAATTAGAAAATCACTACATAACATTAAACGAAATTTTTAAAGCGGCCAAAGCCGCAGGTTTCAGCCATGATGTTGCATTTTGGTTAATAACCGAACCAGGTGCATCCATGCCTGATTGGATCAATCCAGGCAATCAACCCACTGAGATCATTCCCCGAATTGATCCAACAGAAGATGAGGATGACGATTAAGCGCGATAAATCATTTAATGCAAGGTATTTAGTGGTGTCAGATTTGCAAGTGCCATTTCAATTTACAGAAGCGGTAATCAATCTAAAGAAATTAGTTAATGCTTTTAAATTTGATTTAGTTTTAAATGTTGGTGATGAGATGGATTTCAATACCATTTCCAGGTTCGCAGAAGGTAAGGCCGAATCATTTATGCAAACCCTGGATGAAGATAGAGCCACATGCCAGGATATTTTATTTGACTTAAAAACAGATGTAGTTAGCAGATCAAATCATTCAGATCGGTTATATAAAGCAATCCAACGCATACCCGGCTTAATGGGATTACCTGAATTACAATACGCAAAATTTATGGGCTTTGATGATCTAGGCATCTATTACGCAAAACAACCCTATGCGATACCCGGTACTAACTTTGTGCTTTGTCATGGAGATGAAGGGGTCATATCTAACATAGCCGGCCAAACGGCGTTGAACCTTAGTAAAAGGTGGGGGCGGTCAGTAATTTCGGGGCATACTCATAGGTTGGGCTACACATGTGCTTCAGAAGCCTTTAATGGCCGTTTAGAGCGTGTTTTAGTAGGGGTTGAGTGTGGTCACACTTGTGACTTAAAAAAGATGTCCTACACCAAAGGCTACGCCAATTGGCAGGCAGGTGCGGTCATCATCCATGTTAAGCGTGGCAATGTGAGTGTAGAGATGATTCCGTTCAATGTTGATGGGTCGTTTACGGCTATGGGTAAGGCTTTTGGGTGATTTAGGTCACATTTAGCAAAACACGCTGGTAGGTAATTGCATTTGTCAGTACCCAGGTGTTTAATTGGATTTACAAAAGCAATTGACCGGAAGGGGTTAATTATGAAAGTACAATTTAACAAAGCAGATATGTCTGAATTACCAGGCATTATTGCAATGTTTCAAAATGCTACAAAAACTATAACTATCAAAGTTTTTGATGATGTTAGTTATGAAATTACAAGAAAACATCAAACATTAAAAACAGATATGTCATGGAAATATTTGGTTGGCTCACAATTAGTCAAACATGTTGAGAATGACATTAAAGATGGTTATTACGGCGGCGTAAAGCGAATTGCATAATGATCAAAAAACAAAAGGTTAGTGTGTGGGTAACCGTAAAAATCATGGCTGACATATTAGAAGTAACAGAGCCAAAACAGGTTATGAACACTACATTGCAGAATCTATTTAAGGATAATGAAGTTTTAATTGATCCTAAATTTAGGTTTATTATCCCAATACAATTTGACATACATGCGGATGATTCTGATAAATCCATCTATCATAAAAAGTTGCATCCCAGGGATTACATGCACCTATCTTTTGGTGGTGCTAAATGAACGCATTAGCCTATACAGAAAAGGGTTGGTGGGTTTTACCATTAAAGCCACAATCTAAAGAGCCTTGCAAGTTTTTACGGCATGGATATTTAGATGCAAGTAGTGATAAATCTACTGTTAAAAAATGGTTTAAAGATGATCCTGATTTAAATATTGGCTTAGCCATTGTGCAATCAAATCTTGTAGTTTTAGATTTTGATATACGCAATATCTCATCCAGGATTCTATGGGAACAATATCGCCGTATATGCGTAGCATCTAACACGCATACAGTTAAAACAGATAACGGCTTTCACTTCTATTATCTTGCCGATAAAACAAAGCAATTCAAAGGCAAGGTAATACCAGGTATAGATATTAAGCACAAAGGTTATGTTGTGCTACCACCATCTATACATCCAAACGGCACTGTTTATCAGGTGATAAATGATGTTGATCCGGTTGAATTACCGGCTGAATTAGAAAAGGTAATGACTTGGAATTAGTTAAATACGATAAACAATCAGGTGCTTATGTTGATCAAAAAGGTAAGCACTTTGTAAAGGCTTCTCTAATCCGCAAACACGCCAAAAAAGCAATTGGTGCAAAACAGGTTAGAGGAAGGCTATCAGCCAAAATGGTTGAAGCCTATTGGTTAGACAAGTTCAAGGAAGCGGTGAAATATGAACTATGAGATATACGGTTGGTTAGTAACAATCACCTTATTTACTTTGGTGGCATTGTTAATTGGTGTCACCTGGATGGTGGCAGTAGAAAATGGCTACGACAAAGGTTTTAAGAGTGGCTATAAACGCGGTACTGCCGATACTAAACAAACAAATGTAAAGGTAGAAAAATTTACTGTTAGAACTCATCCATCTATGCGACAGAAGATGCTTGAAGCCGACAATGAATATTTAATGGAAAAGGTTGTTAGCCTTTGGGATAAGGAAAGCAAATAGTGAACATGAATGATTATGTTGATGTGGCTGAACGCATAGCCCAACTAAAAGAAGCGTATCCGGAAGCATCATTGCAACCGTATAACCCTAATAAGCCTTATGACATTGTGCAGGTTGAAGGTAAAACCTATGTGGTTTATACCGCCGCTTGTTACCGTGATCCCCATGATGTACGCCCTGGAGTTGCAGTTGCCTGGGAACAAATACCAGGTAAAGGTATGACCGCCGGTAGCGAACTTATGATATGCGAAACGAGTGCGTGGGGGCGAGCGATAGTAGCGGCCATGAAGTCTGCAACAAAGCGCATTGCATCTAAACAAGAAGTGATGGCCAGTAAAGCCCGGCAATCTTGGGCTGTTACGCCAACACAATCTTTAGATTCAGAGTTATTGGATCGCCCGGTTGAACCTACACCTGAGCCTGCAACTATTTATGGTAGGCCTGGATCAAAGTCAGCGTTGATGGAACGAGCGTTGCGCACATCATTTGAACAGGATTCTAATCCTGCACCTATGAGCATTGAGCAGGTTGTTGATGCTGTTGCAACTACTACACCGGCAGTTCAATATTGTGAACATGGCGAAATGGTTTTGAAAACCGGGATTGCCAAAGGCCGGGGTACGCCTTACTACGGTTACACCTGCCCTAAAGGTTGTGCGGCTAGATGGGCAATCATGTCAAAAGATGGCAAATGGTACTACCCGGATTCCAACAATGGGTGACATGGAAATGATTGACCCAACAGGGGTCAGAGCCACATTCACTGAGAATGGTGTTGAATTAGATATTGTGCCAATGAGTGAATGTTGTGAAGTTTGCAATGATCCTAGAATGTTAAACATAAACGGCGTACGCAAATGCGCCGGTTGTGGTTGCATCAATCACATAGATTACAAAAATGACCAAATTTAATTATCACAAGGCTATGGCTGAGGGTCATGGCTACAACCTTTATGTGGCTGATCTATTGCAACATTTTGGTGTGCCAAAGGTAGATGTACCGGCCTTCACTATTGCTACTACCCATGATGAGATTAAGGATATGACCGAAAATGAGAAGGATATTATTGTTGATGACTTAGTGCTAGAAGTTAAAAGTAGTAGTAGAGCATTTACAGATGTTGATGATTTCCCACATAATCCCTTAATTGTGGACACGGTTTATGGCTTTGATACCAAAATAATCAAGCCATTTGCCTATGTAATCATTAGCCAAATTACCCACAATATCTTTGTGATACCTGTTGCAACAAAGTATGATTGGAGTATCCAGGAATACTATGATTCACAAAGAGAGATAACCGAACAGTTTTACATGGTTAAGAAGCGGCATTGCCGACCATTCATAGAATTAGTTGATGTCCTGTTAGAGAGAGCCAATGAGCGAACCAATCAGATGTAAATGTGGTAACTGGGTCATGCCTGGTCAATCCTGTTATGTGTGTTACTTAATTACAAGAACTCAGAAGAAGTTAAGTTAGTGTGATGTAAATCACATCTCATATAGTGAGATTATGTTAGGAGTTATGCAGTGATGATTTTTAGTCGTGTGCTACCCTTCAACGCAAATTCGCTTTTAGAGCGAAAGGGCGATCTGCGTAGCAGAAAGATCGCAAGGTTTGGTTTGGTGATAGCTCTGTTCATTGTCATTAACACCGCCTTTCAAGAGATTAGTTCCGCATCTCCTAATTACAAACCTACACACTATAAGCAATACATTATGATGACATTAAATAATATGGATCAGACTTATTGTTTGATAGACCTATACAACAAAGAAAGTAATTTTAACCCTTTAGCCCGAAATGGTAGTCATTATGGGATACCCCAGGGTAGATCAACATATTTAAAAAACGCATCCGGCACTAAGCAAATTCAGTGGGGAGTGCGTTATATTGGCAACCGGTATGGATGGGTGGATGAAGCCAATCAAGTACCTGATGCGTGTGCCGCATGGCATCATTTTCTAATGAAGGGATGGCATTGAAAGATACAGAGAAAATTACAATTGGTATTACATCACCAGGTTATGTAGTTACAGATTTTATGACAAGCATTTTAGATGTGGCTAGATCACAAAAACAGTTGGGTCAGTTCATATCATTACAAGGGTCAGGTGTAATCAGTAGGTTACGCAATCAGATAGTTGCAACCTTCTTAGAGAAAACAACAGATGATTGGTTGTTACAGATAGATACTGATCAAAGGTTTACAGTAGATCATTTTAAAAAGTTGGTAGCCGCCGCCGATAAAGATAAGCGGCCGATTGTGTCCGGTGTTGTGCATGGTGGTTGGGAAGTTGGTGAGTTATACCTAGAACCAGTGCCTTGCATATTTAAGTTAGGTACAGATAACGGCTTATACGCTATCCACGACTATGAAGAAGATAGTGTGATTGAAGTAGATGCGGCTGGTACAGGTGCAATCATCATACATAGATCAGTGTTTGAAAGATTTGTTAAAGAAGCCGATAAGGTACATCAAGGTGATAAGTGGGGCTTCTACCAGGATATGCCGTTGCATAAAGAATGGGTTGGTGAGGACTTATTGTTCTGCATCAGGGCTAAATCATTTGGGTATAAACTACATGCTCATACTGGTGTACAGATGGAACATCAGCGTAAGATGTGGATAGGTACTAAACAACACAAAGACTTTGAACGCTTTAGGCGCAAGAGATTACAGAGTGAGGAACAGATCAATGGCGATAATAACTAGACAAGTTGCAGTAACTACAACAAGCCAATCAATAGTCAGTGTTGATAATGTACAAAGGGATGTACTGTTGCACGCTAAGCATGAAGTGTATGTGGGCAATAGCGGTGTGACATCAAGCAATGGTTACTTGTTAGATAACGGTGATGAGATTCGGTTGTCATTAACAGAAGGTGAAGATTTGTGGGCTGTTAGTGGTGCAGGTACAGGCACGCTTCATGTGCTGGTCAGTAAGGTAGATTAAATAAAATGGCCGTTTTTTCCTATTTTGAGCGTGTGC